ATATTAAAATCAATCTTCCCCCACTAGAAGAACAAAAACGAATAGCTGATTTTTTATCATTAATAGATGAGCGAATAGAAACCCAAAGGAAAATAATAGCACATTTGGAAACCTTAATTAAAGGTTTTCGTGATAAGATTTTTAAACAGAAAATAAGATTCCCAAGGTTTGAGGGGGTGTGGGAGGAATTTAGATTGAAGGATATTTCAGAAAGAATTATTCAAAGGAATGTGGAGAATAATCAAAATGTATTGACAATATCAGCACAATTTGGGTTAATAAGCCAACTAGATTTTTTCAATAAGTCTGTTTCGGCTAAAAATGTTTCGGGATATTACCTTTTAAGACAGAATGATTTTGCTTATAACAAAAGTTATTCTAATGGTTATCCAATGGGGGCAGTAAAAAGGCTAAAGAAATATGAAAAAGGAATTGTTTCAACACTATACATTTGTTTTAGATTTAATGAAACTGTAAGTGTATATTTTATGGAACAATATTTTGAATCAGGCATACAAAATATTGAAATTGAAAAAATAGCACAGGAAGGTGTTCGAAATCACGGTCTTTTAAATGTTGGTATTTCTGATTTCTTTAATATTAAAATAAATCTTCCCTCACTAGAAGAACAAACCAAGATAGCTAAATTTCTGACCAAGGTTGACGAAAAAATCCAAACTGAGAGAGGGATTTTGGAGCGATTTGAAAGGCAACTTGTGTAGATATAACGCTGATTAGTTATAACTAGGAAAAATAATTTTAGAATTTTACACAAAGTAGTTCTTTTCCCAGTAGGTGTACTGCTTTTTCTATTTTTTTTGTTTGCTCTATTGATGCGGTTTTAATTCCGGCTTTATATTGTCTAACTAGAGATGGGTTTAATTCGGATTTTTCGGCTATGGCTCTGATGCTAATCCCTTTGAAGAGGTTGAAAAAAGAGGATAAATCCATTTTATAGTCGAAATAAACATTATCATATTTATCTGTGTATGATTCTGCAAATTCTTTAGCTATTTGGAGGTTTTGATGAAAGGCTTGTTCGAAATTGGTTTGTAGTTCTTCAAAAGTTTTGCCACAAGAAGAGACCACCCCATCATAGTTTTGTGAGGTTCCCCAATATGTGCCGTCATCGGCTTTTTCTACGTATACGATAATTTTAGTCATAAGAGAATAGTTTTTTGTTACTTTAATCTAGCTTGTTTTAGAATCGAGTTGACAGTTCCTTTGGGTAAATCTTTTTTAGGGTGTGGAATTGTTACGATTCCCTCTTTTATAGGATGCTTAAAATGATAGTGACTACCTTTCATCCGCTCTACCTTCCAGCCGTCTTTTTCTATCAATTGCTTTAAGTCATCCGATTTCATAACACAAATATAAGTAACAAAAACGTTACTTACAAGAAAAAGCCTTCATTATTTTCTTTCATTGCTCATGAGATTGTAACAATAATGTTACTATAATGTAAAAATTGTGGATAACTTTTTTGTGTTGACAAATAGATGACAAATAGATATAGCTAAAAAATGCGAATAATTTTGTTTGTTTGCGGGCATGAAGAAGATAAAATTAAGCCCGATGCACATAAGGGCTGAAATACTAAACGATAGCTATAGGGAGAATATGGTAGATGTGGTATTTGCGACCAGTACCCCAGTGAGGCGCTTTGATTGGAATGAGAACAGGTATTTCAACGAGGTGTTGGATATATCTGCGGAATCTATGGATATGTCTAGGCTGGCGAGCGGAGCGCCTGTATTGAGGAATCATCTAAACAGTTTGGAATCTGTAATAGGCGTGGTTGAACGTGCGTGGATAGACAATGAGAAGCGGGAGGCACGAGCCACGTTGAAGCTATCTGAGGAGTCGAGGGATGCAGAAATAATATCTAAGGTGAAAAAAGGTATAATAAGGAACTTAAGCGTGGGTTATAAGGTAGACCAGTACACTGTAAAGAGGACTGAGGAAGAGATACCTGAATATGTAGCGACAAGATGGACACCTATGGAGATATCTTTTGTTGCTGTGCCAGCGGATTATAATTCTGGTGTGAGGTCTGAGGGTGATTTTTTCTTGGCGGAGGTAAAACGAGAAAACGAAGTAATAGATAAAGCAGATAAAAATTTAGAAATAGGAAATAATATGAAAGACGAAGTAAAACAAACGGAAGCTCAGACTGTGGAGGTGATTAATCAGGAAGAGATAAGGCAAGGAGCAATATCTGAGGAGCGCAAAAGGGTGACAGAGATAAATGATGTATGCCATAGAGCGGGATTGGATACAAAATTTACTGAGAGGCTAATAAGCGAAGGAGTAACGATAGACAAGGCGCGGGAGCTGATAATAGACGAGATAGCAAACAGGTCGAACCCCGCCCCTGTGAATTCTATGGTGAAGGTACTAGGCAAGGATGAGAGTGTAAGGGAGCGCGAGGCGATAGTAGATGGCATCTTGCATCGAGTGTTTCCCGAGAAGATTGACATTATGGGCAACGAAAAAGCGCAAGAGTACCGAGGTATGAAGTTGCTGGAGATAGCCAAAGACAGGCTAAAATCTAGGGGTGAGCGAATTACAACGTTGACGGACACGGAGATAGTACACAGGGCTTGGGCAACAACGGACTACCCCGAGCTACTAACGGAGGTATTCAACAAGTCTCTACGGGGCTATTATCGTGGCACAGTTGATGATTGGTCTTTCATAGCGAGGGAGGAGAAAGTAACGGACTATAGGGAGAAGACGGGTATTAAGATAGATGGAAAGGTAACTTTTGAGGAAATCCCCGAGGGAGGCACATATAAAGAAAGCCCTGTATTACAAGATGAAAAAACATCTATAAGGCTAAAGAAATTCTGTAAAGCCTACGGCATTACAGATATAGCGATAATAAATGACGACTTGGGAGTATTTAGTAGGATACCGCAATTAATGGCAATAGGAGCTAGCCAGTTTCAGAGTGATGAGGTGTGGTCTAATATAACGAAGAATAAGAAATCTTTTGATGGGAAGGCGTTGTTTTGTGCGGAACACGGCAATCTAGAATCTACAGGATCTATGATAAATGAGGAGTCACTAAGTAAGGCGCGTGTTGCGATGCGTAGGCAAACGAGTCCTGCGGGACACAGGTTGGGCATTACGCCCCAGTATCTGATAGTACCGCCCGAATTACAAACCACCGCCGAGAAGGTAGTTTCATCTATTTTGGCGACAAACACGGGAGATGTAAACGTCTTTTCTGGGGCATTAAAAGTAATAGTGAGCAACCAGCTGGAAGATCCTAAGGCGTGGTATCTACTAGCCGACCCCAACAATATAAGCGTTGATGGGATTGTGTATGCCCGTAGGGGTGGGCTGTCGGAACTAAAAATAAAAAGCCGAATAAACTGGAGTACAGACAGTCTAGAGGTGAAGGGATCTATGGAGTTTGCTACAGCTATATGGGGTTGGCAGGGTTGGTATAAAAACGCAGGGAAATAGTTGATGCTTTTTTTAGGGTACAAACAGCATATGGCTTAAACTATAAATAAAATTTAAAAGAAAAAATGAAAAACTATATACAAAACGGGAAAATAATACACACGGTACTTGCTGAGACTGTGAAGGGCGGTGATTTGGTGATACTAAACGACGTTATAGGGGTAGCGATAACAGACGGAGACGGCACAAGCCTACAGGCGGTAGAAGTAGAGGGTGTTTTTAGCCTACCGAAGGGCGAAGATATAGTCCTAAAGCAAGGAGAAAAAGTATACTGGGGCGGTAAATCGGTGACAAATGTAGCTGACAAAAACACTTTGATAGGCTATGCATGGGAAAACGTGGGGAAGACAGATAAAACTGTAAACGTGAAACTTCGTTAGAAAAAGTTATGAATTGATGGAAAACGTATTTGACAGCCTAAAGTTGCACACCTTCGACCAAATAGCCGAAACGATGGGTTACGAGGCGGAATGTATGGGCAAGAAAGCACGCGTATTATTCTGTAGCCCGAGTGTTAATGAGAGCCTCTCGGAGTACGATTATGATTTTGCCCGCCCGATGTTGGAGTTTAGAGAAAAAGACTGGGCGGGCGTACGCGAGGCTATAGAGGCAAAAAAAGATGTAAAGATAAAGGTAAGAGGCAAGGAATATTACGCCCTGAAAATAATATCTGATCCTGTTCCTGCCAAAGATGGATGTGTGTACAGGGTAACGCTTGAACCCCACGATGTGGGCCCGTAGCACGGGGAGCAATAGCCTCACGATGTGGGGGGATAATTTTTAAACAGTTTGAATATTTATGAATTATGAGTTAGCAGAGGGTGAAATATCGGAGAGGTTGAAAAGCAATTTGGAGCTGTGTGAGATATCTGATATAATCATTCTACCCGATAATATGGAGGCATATAGGACTCCTGTTACAAAGGGGCTTGTAACGGTGGTGTTTATGTCTGAGAAATTTGACCATAATCAGAGTATGGGAGTTATTTCACAACATTCAACAGCGGTTTTTAATATTAGTATCAGGGCCAGGAAACTAAGAGGCACGCGGGGCGTATATGCAATATCTGAGATGGTAAAAGAGACTCTGTTGGGCTTTAGTCCCTCGGATTGCGGGATGCTTTCTTTGGGTGAGCAAAGTTTTGCGGAGTATGAAAATGACATTTGGGAACACAGTGTAATATTTTCGTGTAGAACGCTTAGGAGTCAGGTGGTTGAATAGCTAAGGGAGACAAAATTTTAAACAGGAAAAAAGATAAAAATGGGAGTAAATAAGACATCATGGTACATATACAAGGGCAAGATACGCACCACAATAGGGGGTATGACATTGATAAACGGCTCTGAGGTAGAATTACCAGTAAATGATAGGAGGGTTCAACGTTTGGTGGCTCAGGGGCTTTTGGAAATACGAGAAAACAGAAAAAAATAAGAATGGCAACAAACTATTTACACGGTGTAGAGACAATAGAGCTAAAGAGCGGAGCTAGGACTGTACAGGTGGTGAAAACAGCCGTAATAGGTATAGTAGGGATAGCGCCCAAGGGAGCTAGGAACACCCCAATATTGGTTAGTAGTGACAGAGAGGCGTCTGAGTTTGGTGCAAAGCTTTCTGGCTTTAGCCTTCCTCAATCCTTGGATGCAATATTTAAACAGGGCGCGGGGACGGTGATAGCGGTAAACGTATTTGACGAAAACAAGCACACTGAGACCCTAACGGAGACAAAAAAAGTAAAGAGGGGTAAAGTAAGGCTAAAATATGCGCCGATAGGAGAAGTAAATATAAGCCTTCAAGGGGGTGGCGTTTCGGGATACATAGAGGGGGAAGATTATACGATAGACATGTTTGGGAATTTTCAGACCGTGGGTACTAAGATAAAGGAGGATGAGGTATTGGTCTTCACCTACAAGCGTATAGATGAGACCAAAGTAACGGCGGGTGATATAATAGGGAATCAGGATGAGTTGAGCGAAAATAGGACTGGATTAAAGTGTTTGGATTCTGCGTTTAATCTCTTTGGTTTTAGCCCTAAAATCATTATAGCCCCGATGTTTTCGGATAACGATGCGGTGGCGAAGGAGTTAATAATAACGGCGGAGAAGTTTAGGGCTATCACCTACCTTGACGCGCCCTTTGCCACAACTGTTCAGGAGGCTATTGAGGGTAGAGGCCCTGGGGGGCTAATAAATTTTAATACCTCTAGCAACAGGGCTGAACTACTCTACCCGATGTTGAAGTACTACAACCCACATACGGATAGCGAGGAGCTATTTCCGTATTCGGCATTTATGGCGGGTGTAAGGGCGCGCGTGGATAACGATGAGGGTTTTTGGGTTTCTTCTTCTAACCATGAGATAAAAGGTATTACGGGTATAGAGAGACCTATAAGTGCGGGTATTTCGGATGCAAATAGCGAGGCGAACCAACTAAACGAAAAAGGAATAACAACGGTGTTTAACTCCTTTGGCACGGGACTAAGGACATGGGGTAACCGGAGTGCCTCCTACCCTAGTAATACGTCTGCAGACAACTTTGTAAGCGTTAGGAGAACAGCCGATGTTATCCACGAGAGCGTAGAGCTTGCGTGTTTGGACTTCATAGACCAACCAATAACACAGGGGTGGATAGATAGCGTAAGGGAGACGGTGAATTCGTTTCTTAGGACCCTACAGGGGCGTGGTGCAATCTTGGATGGGGTTTGTAAATACAACCCATATAATAACCCCAAAACGGAGCTGGCAAACGGACACATAACATTTAGTATAGATTTTATGCCCCCCACCCCAGCCGAGAGGATAAGCTTTGAATCACTAATAAACATCGAATATTTAGCAAAACTTAAATAAAAATGGCACAAAAAATAAAAATTGGTCGACTAACCAACGCAAATGTATATTTGGACGGTGGGAGTCTGTTGGGGAGGGTTGAAGAATTTCAGTGTCCTGTAGTGACCTTCAAACATGCGGAACACAAAGCATTGGGGCTAAATGGGACTATAGAGTATTACGCTGGGATAGAGAAACTGGAGGGATCTATGAAATGGACATCCTACTACCCCGAGTTTTTGAAAAAGATGGCAAATCCCTTTAAAGCCATAAGGATACAAGTGAGGGGCAATTTAGAGGAATACCAAGGGGGCGAACGCGTTGGGCAAACCCCCGCTGTGGTATTTCTTACGATTCAGCCTAAGGATTTCCCACTGGGGAGCTTCTCCCAGCACGATAATGTGGAGCTTTCTACAAAATACGGTTGTACATATGTGAGGATGGAAATAGGCGGAGAGGCTATAACAGAAGTAGACGTAGAGGCAAACATCTTTAAGGTAGACGGCGAAGACCTGCTGGCAACATATAGACAAAATTTAGGAGTATAGCCCCACGATGTGGGGGATAATTTTTAAAATTGGAACAATTAAAAAGAATAAAAATGGGAGAAGAGAAACAGATATCTAATGAGAAAGAGGGATTTTTTTTTGCAACAGAAGAGGATAAAAGTCAAAATATTTTAACTAAAAAATACGAAAATGGGAGTGAGATAAAGAAAATAATTTTGACCAACGGAAAAGAAGCAATAGTACGTAAACTGAGGGGGCGTGATTTTGTAGAGACAAAAAAACGAATACAAAACGACAAAGAGGCTGATTTTGAGACGGTTAACATGAGTATAGCCACAACAATAGATGGGAAGAGCCAACCGCCTGAGTATTTTCTAGACGATTTGTATCAGGGTGATTACGCGAAACTAATGCTGGCATATGGGACGCTAAATTTTTAATCGGGCTACAAGAAATCGCCTTTGTGGCTCATTTCTTCGGCGTATCCCCTATAGAGGTGGAAAACTGGTATAGCTCGCAAATATTTACATATTATGTGGAAGCCGTAAAACTACACAATAAACTAAATGACCCCCACGATGTTTAGTTATAACTAAAAAAGAAAGATGTCTAATAAAGTAACTGCAATAACGTTGCTATTGAAAGCCAACACCTCGGGCGCACAAACGGCAATGAGGAAATTAGAGGACTCTATGAAGGGATCTCTAAGGCGTATAAATAGTACAGGACATAACCTAATGGCAAAAGTTGCAGGAATGCAAACGACAGGGCTGGGAAATATAGCTAGGGGTACAGCCATGCTTGCGCCAATGGGTTTAGCGGTGAAACAAGCAATAGACCTAGAGAGCCAAATAGCCGATGTAGCCAAAATAACGGATGATGAATTCGGCACTAGAGGTTTTGAGGAGCTGGGTGAAATAGCTATGAAGACATCTGAGAAGTTTGGTTTAGCTGCAACCGAAGTGGCTGGTCTTATGGCAAAATTAGCTTCGGGAGGGGTTGCTAGAGACGAACTAGAGAGAGTTACCGAATCGGTGGGTAAACTATCATTTGCCTTTGATATGACGGCTGATGAGGCTGGAGAGAGCTTTATGAGCATCAGAAGAGCGCTTTCCCTAACGCAAGAAGAAGCGGAGTATGTAACCGATGCAATGAACGCGGCAACAAACAGATTTGGTGGGGAGGCGAAAAAGCTAGTAAAATTTATGACCTCTGGGGGATCTGGTGCGTCTGCGGCCTTAAGAATAGACGCGTCTAATATTCAGGCTATAGGGAATGCCTTTGTAGGAGTTGGGAAAAGTGGCGAGGAAGCGGGAACGATAATGAGACGCTTCCAAGCCTCGATATTCAATAATGAGGAACTGGGGAGGCTCTTCAACGATTCGGGAGGTGGAACAGTGGGGATACTTGCAATTTTAGAAGAAGCCAAGAAGAGCGGTAACGCGTTTCAGTACCTTAACCAAAGGGGTGTTGGGGCGTTTGCCTCGGATTGGGCTTTGCTGATAGAAAACATGGATAAAAAAGGGGGATTCAAAGAACAACTAGAATATCTGATGGACCCCACAAACGTAAAAGGAAGTGCAAACAATGAAGCCACAAACCGACTGAAAACCACAGGCGCACAGCTAGCAATACTGAAACAACAAGTAACAAACGCTGCAATAAAAATCGGGAATCTTCTACTCCCCCACATAATGAACCTTGCTAAAAGCCTAAAACCTGTAGTTGAAAAAATCACGGAATGGATAAAAAATAACCCCAAACTTGTAGAAAATGTAATGAAAGGTGTAATAGCTTTTGGGGGGTTAAAGATTGGTTTGGGAGCGTTGCAAATAGCCTTTGGGGGTACAATCAGCACGATTGGTAAATTGATGGTTGGTATACCTAGGGTGATACAAATATTAGGTGGGATAGCCCCTATAGTTGGCGGAATAACGAAGGCTATTAAATTGATGAACCTTGCTGTAAGAGCCAACCCATGGGGTTTTGTAATAACACTTGCAATAGGTGCATTGTTGCTTATAATGGACAACTGGAGTGGGATAAAGGAGTTTTTCATAAACCTTTGGGCTAGTATAAAAAAGATATTTGAAGATCCTATAAATTGGATAAAAGAAAAGATGACCTCACTTGCCAAATGGCTCATGGATAGCTGGATAGGGAAAGCCTTGATGAAACTATTTGGCGGGGGTGGAAAAAATTCTGTTGTTGAGGTAAAAAACGCAATGAATAGCGCGCAAAAGAGTGTTATTAGCTCGACTATAAAGCATGTTGCAGAACCTAGCAAAAGGATTTCGCCCCACCCCATTAATGCAAATAAACAGATAGATAACAGCGTGCATAGTGTGTTTTCGCCTGTATTCAACGTTAGTGGAGGGATAGACCCAATAACCCAAAAGAACATGACAGCCCAGCTAAGAAGGGATTTTGAGAGGCAAATGAAGGATTATCAGCACAACCAAGAACGGAAAAAAATAGGTTAAAATGCTTTTTCAACTAGGAAACAAACAATTTGAAGGGGTTTTTTCTCCGCAGGCATGGAACTACTCGGGTAACGAAGCAAATCTTGCACAATACGAGCTAATAGGCGTAAAACCAATGCTACAGCATATGGGCGAAACACTAGAAGAAGTATCTTTAACCCTACAACTAAGGGCTGATTTTTGTGATTTGAGGAAAGAGATTTCAGACCTTGAAAGCTGGAAAAAATCGGGTGAAATACTTCCACTGCTTCTAGGAAATGGCGATTACCTGAACGATTATGTAATCCTAGGGATGACCAAAAGCATATTGCAGACCTTTAGTGATGGGGAGCCTATAGAGATAAGTTTAAATTTAAACCTAATAGAATGTTCATACAGTAAAATATACGTTTTAAACGCAAAAGATAAGAAAAATGCTAGGGCAATTGGGGATAAAAAACAAATAAATAAACTGCCTAAACAAGCGCCAACGAGTGAATTTCAGGCACATAAATCCCTGATGGAGGCCCAAACAAAAGCCCTAGAAACAGCCGAATTGGCACAAAAAACGAAAGAATCCCCGAAACCCGAAATGCTATTTAGCAGAGTGAAAAACAGCGTAAAAGAGGCCCAAAACAAAATGAGCGAAGCAAGACAAAAAATAAGTGATATTCAACAGAGAGTAAACAATGTTACGGGGATAATTTCGTCGATAAATCAGGCAAAAGACAAGCTAGAAGAAATAAGCACGCTAATGAGACATCCCATTTCGCTAAACGACTTAAACGATTCTATTTTAAACCTTCAATCGGGAATTAGGGGGATAGATACCAACGCAAGCGTTTTTACAAAAGATATTATTCTTAGAAAAATGTAAATAAAATAGTTGTAAATCATGAATAAAACATACATTCAGTACATAACAAAAGAGGGTGAAAGATGGGACACCATAAGCTTTAAGATGTACGGAACAACAAATGAAATAGAGAAAATAATAAAAGCAAATCCACAAATACCAATATTAGATAAACTAAAAAGCGGTATAATACTAGAAATACCTATAATGGAAGAAAATAACCTAAAACCAGATAAAAACCTTCTTCCGCCGTGGAAAAAAGATTTATAAGTTATAAATTTCAAGTTAATAAGAATTATGAATGTAGATAAAACATATTTAAAAATAATTTATAACAATAAAAATATTACTAAAGATATCAGCCAAAGCTTGATTTCATTCAACTTTACAGATAACCTAAACGAAGCGGATACATTGGATATAGAACTGGAAGATTCACAATGCAGATGGCAGAGTGAATGGTATCCCGAAAAAGGTGCAAAACTGGAGGCAACAATCGGTATAGAGGGGAGTGAAACAATAAACTGCGGAACATTCGAAATAGACGAAATCGAACTAAAAAGTCCTCCCGATAGCGTAAACATAAGATGTATATCGGCGGGTTTTGTAGAAGGTGAAAAAAGGACACCAAAAAGTCACGTTCATGAAAATAAAACCCTCTCAGAAATCGTACATACGGTAGCTTCTTTAGCGGGATTAGAGGTTTTGGGGAAAATTAGTAACATACGTGTGGGGCGTTTTGTACAACGAAAAGAGACAAACCTAGAGACACTAAGAAAATTAGCCAATATGTACGGATATACCTTTAATGTTAGAGATAAAAAAGCTATTTTCATAAAAAACACAGAAATAGAAAATAATAAGGTGGTTATGGTTTTTGATAAAACGGATTTAATTAATTTTTCTTTTAGAGATAAAAGCACTGGAATCTATAAACTAGCCCAAATATCGTATTTTAACCCTGAAACAGGCGAAACAATAAAACATACTGAAAGCCAAAACGGAGTGAAAAACTCCAGTGAAATCCTAGAACTGACTCACACAGCTGAAACAAAATCTCAAGCAATAGAAATGACCAAATCAGCCCTAAGAGAGGCAAATAAACTTCAACAAACGGGAAGTATAACCCTACCTGGCTCTATTGCTATTATTAGCGGTAACACATTGGGACTCAGGCGTTTGGGTAGGTTTTCGGGTGACTACGTAATAAAGTCGGCTTCTCACACAATAAGCAATTCCGAGGGTTGGTTGGTAAATGCAGATATATACAAAATAGGTTACACAGGAGAAGGACAAACAACCAAAAACACCAAGAAAAGCAGTGTAAATTTTAACTTTAAAGGTGATTTTGCCGAAAATTCTAAATATAATAGTCTGAAAAACGCCAACAAGGAGTTATGAATTATGAACGAAAATTTTAAATACTTAGGGGTTACAACTGGGTTGGAATATTTAAATAAATTTTTGTATATTTAGCATAGTAAAGTTTATAAAATGAGTTTTAGAACAGAGACCAGTAATCGCAGAGAAATGATAAGGGAATTTTTTACAGAATTCGTTGATGATTTTGGCATTACTTTTCCCAATGAGAAAGAAAAAACAAAAAGTTATAAATATAACATCCGATAAATTTAGCATAATATTTTCTGAAAATATACCCACAAGGGATTTCGTAGAAGCTAAAGTTATAAAAGAGACATCTGGATTGGCAACAAACGAAAATTTAGCCAAATTGGAGAAAAAGATGGACGAGAAGTTCGATAAAATAGAGGACAAAATGGATAGGTTATTGATGTGGTTCGTTGGCTCTATGTTGGCAATGTTAGCCGTGTTAATACCTTTAATTTTGACACTCAGATAGATTTTATGATGAATGAACGAAATAAATAAAATCCCACATGGAGGGTTGAAATTTGGAATTGTAACGGAAATAAACGTAAAAAATGGTACTGTAAGGGTAAACTTCACGGATGAGGGAATCGTCTCAAACCCGTTGCATGTATCGGTTCCAGCGAGCAGAAAAGACAAATATTCTTTTCCTTTTTCGATAAATGAAAATGTTTGGTGTCTGATGGACGAAAATTGTGAATTCGGCGTAGTTGGAGGTGCTATTTATTCTAAAAAAAATCCGCCAAACGCTTCTTTTTCACAAAATTCAATAGATATTATCCTTGATGACAAGAAAATAGAAATAAAAATAGATAAATCTCTAGGAAATTTTAATATAAAAACTTCTGGTGATTTAAACATAAAAACAGACGGAAAAATAAAAATAGAATCCGCCAAAGAAGTTGAAATTAATGCGCTAAATGTAAAAGTTTCGGGAAATTTAACAGTTTTAGGTGCTGTTACGGCTTCGGGCTTCTCAGGGAATTCAGGTAAGCCAATGGCGGTAAATTCAGACATAGAAACCTCTAAAGACATCAAAATCCAAGGAACGAGCCTAATATCACACGTGAAAAACCACAAACATATCAGCTCAAACCCTGGAAATACAACTTCAACACCTATAAACTAAAATCTTTTTTTTGTAAAAACCTGTTTGATTGTTTGGATAATAGTAACTATTTCACTATCTTTGAATTGTCAAACAAAAATAAAGTTATAATGATTAAGAAAGTAAAGGAGGTTATCAAAATGATTTAACAGGATGGCTGGGTACTTAGTAGCCAAGTAGGTAGCCATAAACATTATAAACATCCTATCAAGCGAGGTAAAGTGACCGTTCCAGACCATGGCAAGAATACAGAACTTAGTCATAAGTTGGTAAAGTCTATATTAGAACAGGCTGGATTGAAAAAAACATAAACCAAAACAGATATAAAAATGGAGAGAGTAGTAGTAGAAATAGAGTTTACAGGAAAGAATTTTTGCGCACACGCTCCCGAGCTTTTAGGATGTGTAAGCGTGGGTGATACTCCCGAAGAAATGAAAAGAAATATATATGAGGCTATTACCTCACATGTTAATGTGAGCATTGAAGACGGAGACCCTATTCCCGATAAATTTAAAGATGAATACAAGTTAGAGTATCATTTTGATACGTTAGGGCTTTTAGCATATTACAAAGGAATTTTTAAAAATTCTGCACTGGAACGTATAACAGGTATTAACCAAAAACAACTAGCACATTATGCATCGGGACTGAAACGCCCCAGACCAGAAACAGCAAAGAAAATAGAGACAGCTTT